AAGCCTTAAAGCTCTATCAAAATTTTACCATTTTAGAATGGATAGATAGAGGCTATAAAAACACAATGAAGTTTGAAACCATTGATCATTCCAATATAATTTATCCAACCTGGTTTGGTGACGATAGTTTTCATAAGTCACATAGATCCAACCTGCTTAGAAAAGATTATGAATATTACTCTCAATACTTTGACGAACCAGCAGATCTAGAGTATCATTGGCCAGTATGAGTATTGCAGTTTATCTAGCTGGAGCTATGGATTATGTTGGCGACTACGCAAAAGGTTGGCGTAAGTCTGCAACAGAAGCTTTAGAGTTTTTAGGTTATAAAGTTTATGACCCAACCTCTATACCCGAAGATCCAAATATGTCATCAGATGAAATTGCACAAAAAAATCTTTTTATGCAGAAGAAATCAGACATTATGCTGGTAGAATACATGCTAGAAGATAGAGCATACATAGGAACTGACTTTGAAATGGCTTGGGCCAAGCTTCATTATCAGCCAACTGTAGTAATGTGCTCTAATCAAAATAAAGATCGACCATATATGAAATATATGGCCACAAAGCTTGCAGACAACCTGCAAGATGCTATAGAATATATAGCAGTCCATTATCCAACTAATTAACAAAAGGAATAAAAATGTCAGAGAACAAGTTTAAGTACTTTACTGTCACCACAACCACATTGGTTAAGGCTAACAGCAAGACCGATGCCCAGAAGCTTGCAATGGGTCGCCGTGGTGTCACTGGTGAAGTAATGTTCAAGGATGTTGAAATTGAGCGAATCTCTGCTGTAGAGGCTCGCGAGCAGATCATCGCCTAATTGTAATATTGTCCTGTGAAGGGGGGGTCCTTAATTGGTCCCCCCTTCATTCTATAGAAAGTTAAGCATATGATTTATGCACAAATGGTAGGAAGAAATGAATCTTCCAGATTTCTAGAATCAGTTCTAGAAAGACTATCTACTCAAGTAGATAAAATTATTTTTACTGACGACTGTTCAACAGATAATACTCCAGAAATAGCTGCAAAGTATGCAGAGGTTTTTAGTACACCAGAGCCAATGTTCACCACTCACGAGGGTCGACTTAGAGCTTTTGCTTGGGGAAATCTAGAGAACTTTGCAAAGCCTGGTGACTGGGTTTTAGCAATAGACTGTGATGAAAAGTTGTACCATGTTGACGACTTGGAGATTAAATCAGTTTTAGCTAAGTCTGAATTTGATGTTGTTAATATCCGTTTTTATCACATGTGGAATGAAACCCATTATCGAGTTGATAAATTGTGGGCACCAAATAATTCATCTAGAATGTTTAGGTTCCAAGAGGGTGCAGGTTTTCAAAACAAAGCTCTTGCCTGCGGTTCCGAGCCAACATATGTTCCAAAGTGGATCCAGCAAAGAAATTACTGGAGAGACTCAGGACTTGTTATGCAGCACCTGGGATACACTCACGACGAAGATAAGCAATCTAAGTATGAAAGATACTCCACTTTAGACGGTGGGCAGTTTCATGCTTTAAATCATATTAATTCTATTATAGATCCTAATCCAGTATTAATTCAGTGGGGAAACTTTGGTATTTGAAATGAAAGACAATAGCTTAATATTAGATCCAGTTAAGTCGATTATTGATTTAACTTATAGACTTGAACAGAAGAAAAAGTTTGCCTATGTAAACATATCTCGCTCTGCTCTAAACCTAATGTTGCACAACAGTGACAAGAAGCCGCCTAAGTACTTCGTTAAGTCTTTAACAAAGTGTATGACAATTCAAGATCCAAACTTTTTGAAAGCGGTTCCTCTTGAATTCTCTGAGGAAATTGAGTCTGGTAGATTATCAGAGTTTGGCCTACAAAAAGATGGCAACTACTATGATGCTGGAATGTTTGAGCATTTTTTTGCAAACAAAAAAGAAGTAGTAGACATATTCATTAATCATTACATTAGGGAGTCAAAGAATGTCGTTTTATCTTTTCATGATAAAAAAACTGTTCAAAAAGTTTTTGGGCAAAACCAGTATGTAGTTTCTGTTCCATACAATAACTACTACGATAAGCTTGACTCTATCGTTGCTCAACTTTCAGAGTTTGAAGGTGGAGTAGATAGCTGTATTCTAGACTGCCCAATGCTTGCAACAGCAATAGCTCCAAAGCTATGGGAAAATCTGGATATGTCTATTCTTGATTTTGGAAAAATCATTAGCTCAGTTAGATTCCAGGCACTGCAGAACGCAGAAAAGGAAAGAACAGAAGCAGATAACAAAAAGAAATTTTATAAAAAGCGTAATGAAAAAAGATAATTGGGACGAAGAAGTAGACAATACGGAGTATATGGTTGATCTACTATTTGATACCTCATTAAGCTTAAATGAAATATCTAAAGAAGTTGGATGGCCTTTAGCTAAGGTAAATCAAAAGATTAATCAACTTGGTTTATCTTGGCTAAAGAACTCCAGAAAGAAAATGTCAAGAGGTCAGACTGCACTGACCGCTATTATGCAAAAACTTCTCCCTGGCGAAAAGATTATTAATGAATATGTTCTAGGGGATAAACTTAGATTAGACGTTTACTGTCCGTCGTATCAAGTGGGTGCAGAGTACCATGGTAGACAACATTTTTTTTATACTGCAAAGTTTTTTGATTCCAAATATGAGTTTGAAGAAGCACAAAAAAGAGATCAAAAAAAGATAGAACTTTGCAAAGAGATGGGCATAGCCCTGATAATCTTCCGCTATAATGACATGCTTACGGAACAAGCTGTTTACGATAGACTATTGGACGCTATAAGAAACTCTCCTTTCAAAAAAGAAGAGAAGCAGAAGAATTCTTTTTATAGTAGTAAAGCTTACTTAGACTCTAAGAAGCGTCGTTCTGAACTTAGAAAAAAAGCATACAGAGAATTAAAGCAGCAGAGAAAAAACAATAATGGAAAAACCTGAAGATAATCAAGATATCCCAATCGAGTATCAAGTATTTGCCCTTTCTCTAAGACAAGAGGGGGCTATTACCCATTTTGCAGACAACTTGCCAGAAGATATTGTTGGCATTAACCACGGGCAAAAGGGTATACATGAATTTTACTTAGCTCTTTTAGCCTATAGAACTGCAACTCAACTAGACATAGTAGACCCAGTAGGGTTTAAAGACTGGTTGGGTTCAGAAACAGATATAAGAGAAGCTCTTGGCGGAACAGCCGGAGTAGATATCATGATGGATGTTTTACTTTCTGTAGATCTTTCTACTGTAGATTCTGTAGTTCAGCTTATTAAGCATAAAGCAAATAAAAAGAAACAGATTGACTATCTTCATGAACTGCAAATAATTCTAAATCAAAAAGGTGTTAAGTCAGATAAAGATTTAGCTAGAATATCTTTAATCACATCAGAGATAAGAGAGTTAGAGAATCAATTAAACTATGATCCACTGGAAAAGTTAACTACAGCTATTGATATTTCCAATAGAGCAGAATCTCTCTTAGATATTCCAAGCTTTGTTCCAACTCAGTTTAAATCCCTCAATAGAGCTATGGGTTACACTGACGATGGAGGATTTTACAAAGGTGCCGTACATGCTGTTATAGCTCCATCTGGAAAAGGTAAGAGTACATTTGCAAAGTGCCTGGCTAATAACTGGGTAGAAAATGGGCACACTGTTCTTTACGTTAACTTTGAAGAAGCTGTTGGTCACTGGGAAAGAATTCTCATGACACAGATCATAGGAAAGAACGTTTATGCAGAGGCGGAAAGATGGACGCCAAGCGAACGAGAAAAGTACCTTGGAATATTTAGAGAAAAGCTAGCTAAATGGGGTAACCGTTTAATGGTTAGACACGATCCAGAAACTCCTTACTTTGAAGATCTTGAAAGATGGCTAAGAGATATTATCGACTATGCTGAAACTCCTGAGATTGTTATCATAGATACTATACAATCAATGTTCACCAAAGGCGGTAAGGGTAAGCCTAGATGGGGTGAGTTTGAAGAGATGATGGTAAAGCTAGAAAAGTTAGCTAGAGATATGAATTGTGTTTTGATCATCACGGCTCAGGAAAACTCAAATAGAATGAAAGAAAAGAGAGAGGTTGTCCAACAATCAGACACTGGTGGATCTCTTGCGATTCAACAAAAGTGCGCCGTAACAATTTTCATTACTGAGAAGAAACTAATAAGTGGAGATGACTCAGAAGATGAAAATATTATGCAGCTGCAAATACCAAAAAATAGAATTACTGGTTCTAGCTTTGTTTACAATCCACCACTTGTAAAATATGTTGATTCAAGAAAAGCTTATGAAGAGTATGAACCAGTTAACCAAGAAGATTACGATGACACTAGTTCACTCTTAGATGACCTATTAGATGATGAGGATTTTGACATATGAAAGAATTAACAATAGAAGCAATTAAAGATTATCAAACTTGCGCACTGCTGTACAGTTATAGGCATGAAGAGAATCTGGTTGAGACAATTCATTCCAGAGAGTTATTTAGTACAAAATTTGAAAACACTTTAAAGAGTGTTATAAATTATTTCTTTTATAAAAAACAAGGCGGTTTTACTCCTTCTTACTCTTCTCTTTTGAATAGATGGGAAAAGCTATGGTTTGCAAAAGACGCTACTGCTTATGATATTATCCATGAACAGCATGAAAGTTTTTATGGCAACACCGCAAGCCTAACGTCAAAAGCTGCTTCTGCCCTTCTAGATTTTTATAATGAATTTTCAGAAGACGATTCTATTCCAATGGCAATAGACCAAGAGTTTTATGTTCCTGTTGGAAATTCAGTTAAAATTAAATCTCATTTTGATTTAATATTATATAAAAACGGAGAATACTTTATATACAAATGGGTATTTAATTTTAGAACATCGCATACTTCTTTGTATCAGATAGACTTTTCTGTTTTAAATGAAGCTTTTGGTCATAAGTTTCCGCATAAAACATCAAAAGCTCATTTTGGTTATTACGATATCTTAGCTTCTTCTCAAAAATTTGTAGAGTATGAGGTAAATGAAGAAGACTCAAAGGCTTTAAAGTATTGGTGTAGTACAATGGATGAAGACAAAAAGTTTGTACCTAGAAGAGGACTAACTTCATACTGCAAAAAGTGTCCGTTTGATAAACCTTGTTCTAAATGGAAAGATTGGGAGCTAGCGTAATGCCTAAAGATTCAATACTTGATGAGATTTTAAATAAAGAAAAAGATTCAATATCTATTACAGAAGAGAATGGTATCCTTCAGCCAGTTATGGAAGAATTGGATATGATCTCTGATGACAATATAAAAAGTTTTGTTAAGTCAATTCTAATAAGAGCAGATTCTTTCTGGACTATTCCTTCTAGTTTTTCTGGTAAGTATCATCCATCAGATGAGCATAATCAAGGTGGCAATCTTCTTCATACCAAAAGAGTTGTAAGAGCTGCTAGCGTCATATCAGATTCATACTCTTTGTCAACTGAGGAAAAAGACATAGTCTTTGCAGCGTGCCTCCTACACGATGTGACAAAGGGAATCAAAGATACTGAAGACGGTTATTTCCACTACGACCCAATGCATCCATATACGGTTGGAAAGCTGGTAAAAAAGTGTCAGGAACACGACAAGAAGTATGCGGGAGAATCCCAATCATCTACTCTTTTCTTGCCTGAAGAAACAGTACAGTCTATACTTAGACTTGTAAGATGTCACCTTGGCCCATGGTCTCCTATCCCAGAAACTATTCCCATTACCTACTTAGACATGATAGTTCATATGGCAGACAACATTGCATCCAAGGTTCACTACATAGTAGACGGAAAGAATATTGTGCAAGAAAGATGGAAGTTTTAACTTGGAAGACAGAATTCCAAAAAGATACTATCTACTTTCTAACTTAGACTCTTTAATACAAGAGTCTGTTTATTATCGTTCTTTTTCAGATGATATGAAGAGTGATAAAAAAGTACTTTATTTATTTGAAGAGGATTTTGGTAAAGCAGAAATAGAATGAAGATCTCATCTGATTCCACTAAATACACATACTCTTGGAGATATGTAGAACTTGCAAAACATATTCCAAGTTTAAACAGAATCATCAGAGAAAAAGTAGATGGGATACCAATTCTACTAGACGTTAACGACGTCCAAAAGTATGCTCGCAAGTATTCCAATACAGGAATATACACTTCTGTTTGGCATTATAACGATCAGGATATAGAGAGAGCTACTAGGCTTGGCTCTTTATACTTTGATATAGACAACGAAGATGCAAATGTTTCATTGACTGAATGTCAAAAACTTTATGAGCATTTGTTACAATACATTCCTCAGGAATCTATTATAGTTTATTACACTGGCAAAAAAGGTTTTCATATTGAGTGTGAGGCCTTAGCTCTTGGCATAAATCCATCTAACTCACTTCATCATTCGTTTAGATTTATTGCAAATGATTTATCGACAAAGCTTAATTTAACCTCATTAGACTTTAGCGTCTACGACCTAAGAAGAATGTGGAGACTGCCAGGGTCTAAGCATCAGGAAACTGGTCGCTATAAGACAAAGCTATCTAGTGATATTATTTATTCAGATATAGATAATATTATTAGTTACTGTTCAGTCGAGCAAGATAACACAGTTGCCGATCAAGAGTTTTCCTATACCGCTAATGAATGGTATAGAGAATACTCTTATAAGATGGAAGAGGATAGAAATAAACCAAAAGACATCCTTGCCTACTTTAATCAGTATGGATCAAAATCTCGCATAGAGGTAGAAGATTCAAGTAAAGTCTTTGACAAAAAAAAGCTACTTGAAAACTGTT